AACGGGCTGCTATATTAATTACAATTTCGTTACAACCCAAAAATGATTGGCCAAACGGAATATTAGAAAATTCTACATATGGCCGATTTAGTTTAGATTCTACTGGTGGACTAGAAATGTTTAGCGGGCATGCCAAAATGAAATTGAGAAAAACAGCAGTCAAAACAGTCGAAGAAGCAATTAAAAAATTAAACAACTGGGTATTAGTAAATAAATGAGTCTAGAAGTAAGAGGAGTTAGGATCCTGTGAAACTTATTTGCGAATACGCAGAACAGCCAAAGTTGATTGTCGAAGCCGGCGCCGGTGGCGTCAAGCAGTATTTCATCGAAGGTATCTTTATGCAAGGCGACGTGAAAAATAAAAACGGCCGGACGTATCCAACTGCAATCCTCGCACGGGAAACAAAGCGGTACCTCCGTGATTACATTAATGAAAACCGCGCGTATGGTGAATTAGGCCATCCGGATGGTCCGACAATTAATATGGAACGTGTTAGCCACATGATTAAATCCCTTACCCAAGATGGCAACAATTTTATTGGCCGTGCAAAGATTATGGATACCCCAATGGGCCAGATTGTTAAGAACTTTTTAGATGAAGGCGCCAAAATAGCTGTGAGCAGCCGTGGTATGGGTAACCTCCGTGAACGCGGAGGCTACCAAGAAGTTATGGAAGATTACTTCTTATCTACACCGGCTGATATTGTGGCTGATCCATCAGCTCCTTCAGCATTTGTCAATGGTATCATGGAAAGCAGGGAATGGATTTGGAATAATGGAATTTTCAAAGAAGCAAAATTGGAAAAAGCCAAACGTAGGGTCGAAAAAGCCAGTGGTACTGTTCAAGGGCTTTCAACAGCAGTACAACTAGATATCTTTGAAAGTTTTTTAGCTAGCCAACGGTAAAAACCTCTTCTGTATAAATAGCCGGGAGATTGGTTCTACTATTACTTTGAACAGGAGCGACCGATGAAAAAGAAGGCAGCCGTCAAGAAAAGCAAGAAAGCGTTAAAGGAAGCGTTCAGCGCGTCCTATGGCGCAGATGCAAGCACCCAAAGTGGCGACGGTGTGAAACAGGTCGCACCAAACCGCGGAGACCAGCGCAATGCTGAAAAAGAACCACATGCCCAGGGTTCTGGCATTAAGCCAGGGGACAGGGCAGTTATAATCGCTGGCATTGTGGACCGTTTGGCGGAAATGTCTGATAAAGACCTTAAGGACTTTGAGACAGAAATGGACGATCCTGAGGATTATGAAGAGCAACCAGGCATGCAGAAGAAAACGAAAGTGGGCGAAGAACATGAGGATGACGTGGAAGAAGAAAATGGGGATGATATGGAAGAAGAAAATGGGGATGATATGGAAGAAGAAAATGGGGATGATATGGAAGAAGAAAATGGGGATGATATGGAAGAAGAAAATGGGGATGACGTGGAAGAAGATGGACGTTTGGCAGCATACGAAGATGATGACGAGGAAGAACCGGTGGTTGAGCAGGGATATGTTGATGAAGATGATGATGATAAAATGGATGAAGAAAATGGCGAGGACGAGAAAAAGGTGGACGAAGAAAACGGTGATGATGAAAAGATTGATGAAGATGATGACGAGAAAGAACCGGTAGACGAAGAAAATGGTGATGACGAGAACGAAAAGAATGGTAAGAAAAACGGCAACAATGGCCTTGCCGAAAAGAATGGTAAGAAGAACGGCAACAATGGCTTAGCCGAAAAAGACGATGAGGATAAGACCATTGCCGAAAAGGACGATGAGGATAAGAAAATTACAGTTTCCGAAGCCATTGCAAAGCGCACAAAATTTAGGCGCAAAGATTTGAGCCTCACCGAAGACATAGCCGCAGCATTCCGTGGTGCTGACCTTACAAAAGAATTCAAGAAGAAAGCAACGGAACTTATGGAAGCAGCGGTCATTACAAAAGTGAACCGGAAGCTTAGGGGCCTCCGGAAATTGGCCGAAGCTGATATGGCAAAAGCTGTTAACCGCCGGATATCGAAACTAACCCGCCGCCTTGATAACTACCTCAATTACGTGGTTGAGCAATGGATGGCAGAGAACAAGTTAGCGGTTGAACACGGCCTGCAAACTGAACTGGTTGAATCGTTCATGGACGGTATGAAACATCTATTTACCGAACACTATATCCAAGTCCCAGCCAACAAAGTCAAGGTGGTTGAACAATTGGCCACAAAAATAGAGAAAATGGATAAGGACTTGAACGAAGAAATCAACCGCAACCTGACCCTTACTAAACAAATTGAACAATACGCCCGTAAGGACATCCTCGCCGAAGTTACTAAGGATATGAGTGATGCCCAACGTGAAAAGATTACGGCGTTGGCTGAGGCGATGCAATTTAATAATGCAAAAGCATTCAGGGAAAAGGTTCAAAACCTCTGTGAATCCTATTTCCCGAAAAAGGGTGGTGCCAAGCGGTCTGTGTCATTAGACGAAAACCAACGGTTAATTGATAGTGACAAAGAAAAAGCCACTCCAGGCATGGATGCTTATGTCAAAGCCATCTCAAAACAAGTGAACCGTGCGGGCCGTATTGATCCAGTGAAATAAACCGGGTTTGTATAAATAACCATAACGGGCGCCAAATTAAGGTTGCCAAACGTAACGCAAAGGAGACCGGTGTATGTACCTGAATGAACAGTTGCAAGAGAAGTGGAAGGCGGTTATCGAGCATCCTGACTTGCCAGCCATTAACGATATTCACCGTCGCTCTGTGTTGGCGGTCCTTTTGGAAAACCAGGAATTCAGCGCCAGGGAAGCACAAGGCAATGAACGTCGGGGGTCCATGTCGCTCTTAGGTGAAGCATCACCAACCAATGCGATGGGCGCCTCTTCATCGACTGCCGCGGCAGGCAATGTGGACATTTTCGATCCTGTCCTCATTTCTCTCGTCCGTCGGTCTATGCCAAACCTGATTGCGTATGATATTTGCGGTGTGCAGCCAATGACTGGTCCAACAGGACTGGTGTTTGCAATGCGCTCCCGCTATACCTCGCAAACCGGTGCAGAAGGTTTGTTCAACGAAGCGAATACCTCGTTCTCCTCATCGGCGGGTGGGAACACCGCGTCAATCTTCGTCAAAGACGGCTCAGCTGGTACTGGCCAGGTTGGCAGTGATCCAACTACCGCTGCCAGTGCTTCAGGATACACCGTGTCAACCGGTATGTCCACTGCCAAGGCAGAAGCCCTCGGGGATGCATCTACCAACGCATTCCGGGAAATGGCATTCAGCATTGAGAAGGTCGCTGTCACCGCTGTGTCAAGGGCCCTGAAGGCTGAATACACAATGGAATTGGCGCAGGACTTAAAAGCAATCCATGGATTGGATGCGGAGACGGAACTCAGCAATATCCTCGCCGCTGAAATCCTCGCAGAAATCAACCGTGAAGTCGTCCGGACCATCAACTATACCGCGACGATTGGAGCGCAAGAAAACGTCACGACTGCCGGCACCTTCGACCTTGACGTTGATTCTAACGGACGGTGGATGGTAGAAAAGTTTAAAGGCCTCTTGTTCCAGGTTGAACGTGAGGCGAATCAAATTGCCAAGTCAACCCGGCGTGGGAAGGGCAACTTGATGGTCTGTGGAAGTGACGTAGCCTCGGCCCTTGCGATGGCTGGTGTCTTAGATTATGCGCCTGCGATGTCAAATGACTTGCAGGTCGATGATACAGGCAATACCTTTGCAGGTACGTTGGCTGGCCGGATCAAGGTGTATATTGATCCGTACTTCTCGTCCAGCGCAGGTAAGCAGTATTTCACTGTCGGCTATAAAGGCGCGTCGGCGTTTGATGCTGGTTTATTCTATTGCCCGTACGTGCCACTCCAGATGGTCCGTGCAGTAGGACAAGATACATTCCAGCCAAAGATCGGATTCAAAACACGGTACGGTATGGTGGCTAATCCCTTTGCTACCTCTGCTGGTGACGGGCAGATCCTGTTCGCCAACAAGAACATCTATTACCGGCGTGTGGCAGTCACCAACATACTCTAATCAACATTCTACAATAGAGTAATGAAAAGGGCTCTTCGGAGCCCTTTTTTTTGCCTATTACATTCCAACCCCACATCATAAACTAAATAGTCTTAATCTCTTAATACCGACCAAAACTCAAGAATGCTGGCATTTAATGCGATTTAGGCAATTTATCCGTGAAGCGAAAGATGAAGAGGCCCACTTGGAGGCATTAAAAGCTTGCAAGGATGACCTTAAAAAGGTCCTTAAACAGTACGGCGCGCACTTAGTTGGTACCCGTTTCGGTGTACTCATTGCTAAGGGTGAAGGCAATAGGAGGATTAGGTTATAGCGGCGGGCCGGGATGGACGCAGCAGGTATTATTTTAGGAGGATTAAATGCAAACATTCTTAGAACACTTGAGCGAAGAAACGTATGCTGATAAGTTTGAACGTATGGGTGTTAAGGATGCGATAACACACTTTGACAAGCTACAAAAACAACGGAAAGACAAGATCAGGAATAATCCTTATGGTGGAGTAAGCCAGACCATGTTTATTGATAAAGAAATTTATGCACTTATGTCATGGTTGCGTAAGAAAGGGCAATCCCCTGACCCATCGGTGCATGGCTGGTCATGGCGCCCTGGTGCTCCGGTAACAGAAGCATCAATCAAGAGCGAATATGCTGATAAGTTTGAACGTATGGGTGTTAGCGGCCGCGCGGCCCACCTTGAGAAACTGATGAAACAGCGGAAAGACTTGATCGCTCAACACGGTGGCCATCCCGGCTCCCTGCTTATTCCTATTGATAAAGAACTTTATGCGCTCGCGGATTGGTTAGCCAATAAAGGTAAAGGCTTGAAGGATGGGGTCGAAATGGAGTCTCCATTTTTCATTTACAAGAAGAAATAGAAAAGGCTTAAACAAAAGATATGCCATCCATTGTGCAAGGCACACCGGATAATGTCAACTTCCTCGGGCAAAATGGATTCCAACTCACCCTCCTACGTTTGCCTCATGTTGTATATTTTACCCAACGGACTGAATTACCATCCCTTGACATTCCCGCGGCAATAACATCATCACCATTCAGCCATTTGCCAAAGCCAGGTGACAGGATTTCTTGGGCGCCGTGGACACTCACGTTCAAAATTGATGAGAACCTAAAAAATTATTATGAGATTTACCATTGGATACGGGAGATAGGCCATCCGGTTAGTTTAACTGAAACGTCCACGGCTGTTACTGCACCCTGGCACCTCGAAGCAAAAGGAGCTGCCCGTGCGGCAGCTTTTATGACAGATGGTACCCTTACAATTTTATCAAGCTCAAAAAATCCGATTGCGTCAGTCATATTTAAAGATATGTTTCCCACCGCCCTGAGTGGCCTAAATTTTGAACTCACCGCAGAAACCGTAAATTACGCAGAAGCCACCGTTACGTTTGCGTACCGTATGTACGAATTGAAACCAGGTACCTCCCGCTAACTTTCCTCCCAAAAATTTCTACTCTTTACCACGACCCTTGACAATCCATACTATAATATGGTAAACTTCATCGTATGATGAGCGTTTGTGCGTACTATGTAATAAGCCAAAAAACGCTATGGCAAAATGAGTCTAGTATTAGTAAATAAATGAGTCTAGTTAGTCCACAGAATATGGAATATGTGGGTGCTGCTGTCGGTGCTGAACTTGGGCCCATTCTGGCGGTCCGTAGAGCGATTAAATGGGTCGTTTATACTGCCCAGCTGGCGCCCTTATTCCAGGGGATGGCAAAAATAGGCCAGCTACGTTGCCCGGACCCTATAAAAGCCATAACTATCTTCCAATTATGGGAATCTAACTGTGTCTGCTAATACAAGCCAACAACAAGTCAAAATGTCTCCCCCTACCTTAATTGAAATGTGGGAGGCTGATGCAAAATTTGACGATACTGAATTAGATACAGAATCGTTTAAAATTCCAATCCTCCATGCCAAGTATTTGAAAATTTTGTCACAAGCCCGGCTCTGGGCCAAACGCTGCCACTATGAACGCCGCGAACTATTTGCGAAGCTGCGTGATTATTACCTCGGTAACTTAAATGGCACTGAGGAACTAAAAACAATGGACAGGCCTCCCATGTTAGTCCGACACTTAAAAAACGAAGTCCATACCCATATTGAAGCTGATACAGAATTGATTAAGCAAGATGCCCGGATTGCGATTGCGGAAGAGTCTTGTGCGGTGGCTGAAGAAATCCTTAAGGCGATTAACAAC